ATCCTGCCCGTATTTCAGTTCGGCAAAGCTCAGCCCCATCGTCTTGGCTGTCTTGCTGAGCGCATCCATTTCGCGCGCGAACTTGAACACAGAGACGCCGTAGGCCACGACGGCCGCGCCAACCGCCACGACGCCGATCGCCACCACCCCAATGCCGGTCACGGCGATCCGCGCGGCTGAGCCGACAACGCTAAACGCACTGCTCAGACCGTGAACCGCTATCCCCATGTCGCGGACGCCGCCGACGAGCTGTGGCAGGCTGCTCAAACCCTGCGTCGCGACCCCCATGCGCAGGAAGCCGTCCTTCAGATCGGCCGCCGAGCGCGAGGCTTCCCGTATGTGCTGGTTGAGCGTACGGACTTGCGGGGCCGCGTTGGTCGATGTCGTTCCGAGATTAGTGACGCCCGCTGCCCCGGTATTGAGGCTGGCCGCCATCGTATCGGTGGCTTGGGTCAATTGCCCAAGCTCCTGCCGCATCCTCTGTAGGCCGGACGAGGCGTTATCTACGAGGTTAACTGTGAGGCGTAGTTCTTCGAACTCAGACATCGTCCTGCGCCATACGCTCCCGCTTCTTTTGATGGGCTAGTTCAATCGTCCGCAGTAAATGCAGGCGCACCTCGGACGCAGGCATGTCCAGAAAGATAGTCGGGGAGATGTGGTAGAAGTCGGCGAGCCGATAGCAGTCGAGGACGGTGTCCCCTACCAAGCTGTCGGGTCCGGGATAAAAAAACCGCGTAGCCTATAGGCGCAGGAATTCCAATCCCGTGGGTCCATCGTCTCGATGAACGGCGGCAGGATGCCGGACAGTTGCGACATCATGGTCGTCATCTTCCGCTCTAGGATGATCACGTCGCCGTTCTGGTCGACATGGCACGGATTCCCGCACCTGTTGATATCGCCGCCGGTCGGTTCACGGAAACTCAACTCATGAACCATTTCGGCTCCCTGCCTGACGCCCCGGTGCAATAGCCGTACCTTGATCGGCCACTCTTCTTTTTGCTCGGCGGCATCAGGCTCGTTGTCGATGATCTCGCCAGCAGGCATCTCCGAAAGCGGTTCGGCATTGTTGACGAAACCTTCGCGATTGTTCGGCTTATTCATGCATTCAGTCTCCTGTTATCGCGCGAACTGACGGACGGGCGCGACCGGGTTGTCGATCTGCATTTCCTCGCACCACAGGCCTTCCCAGCGTACCCGCACCTGACCGTCGCGTGCGTTGGCTTCCAGCGCCGCCTTGCACGTCGAACCGATCAGGCTGTACTGCCAGCCATTGGCGAGCTGAGCGACGACGTTGACATCGGTGGCCCCGTCGAGGTCTTCCAGGGCAAGCCCGCGCGTGGTCGAGATGTCGCCCTCGATAAACGGCACGCGCGGTAGCTCCTGATAGCCGTGCACGCCGTCCTGACCGGCGATCATCGTCCTCTCGACCGGGGACGGTGAGACAGTGAAGTTGCCTCGCAGAGCCATCATCTGCGAACCAACGTAAAGGTAGGCGATACCAGCGAAGCGCTGTGCCATCGTTCAAACTCCAATGTTTGGGGAAAGTGGAGGGGTTAGCCGTTGCCGCTGGCCGCGACGCGAACGCCCGCTTCGCCAATGTCGCGATCGACGCCCCGGTCGTACTGCAGCCGGAATTGCGTCAGCACCGCAAAGACGCGGAGCTGGTTGATCAGATCAGGCGGATACAGCACGTTGACGCGGTTCGGATTGTTCGGGTCGCGCTCGACCAGCAAGTTGTTTTTGAACGAGCGGGTGTCCTCGACCAGACCGTTGTATTCATCCTGACGATACTCGGCGACCAGCTCGGCCTTGAGAATGCCGGGCGTGACGATCGCCTGACCGGGACCAAAGCGGGTGCCGTCATTCGCCAGCTTGTGACGCGGAAACTTCGACGTGATCGCCTGACGCTGGTTGCGGAGCAAGCGCGCGAGTGTCGCCAGCGTCGTCACCAACTCATAGGCGTCATCGGACTGGGAAAATTTATTCAACCTATAGGTTGTCGATTCTCTGAGAATCATGACGCCTTCGCCGCCGACTTCCTGCGTAGCGATGCCGTAGCCAGCGAGCGTGTTCAGCTCCATCCGGTTGAAGCGCTCGTGCAGCGGTGCCGCTAGCGCGTTGCTCAGTACCAACGTCTGCAGCGGGCGCGCTGGATCGTTGGTCAGTCCCCGCGCAGCCTTCGCGGTGTATTCCGCAGCCCACTCGTAGACCGGCGTCGGGCTTCCCAGCTCAACACCCATCACCGAGACGGTGCCTGCGTTACGGGTTTCGCCAAACAGGATCATGTTGGCGTAGTCGGAGCGCTTGGCCGAGAAGATGTGGCCGTAGAGCTGGCGCATCCAGCCCCAGCGACCGCTATCGCTAAAGCCATATTCCAACTCCCACGCCATCAAGGATGTGGAGTCGGTGAACGGCATCGCCACGAATTCAAAATTGCGCTCACCGAGATTGGAAATCGCGGTGTCGAACACCGGGACGCCAGTGCCGCCGGACAGCATGCCGAGCGTGTCGTATGCGATGGTGATTCCAGCCGGAAGCTCCTCGCTGCCGATGCGACCGAAATAGCTGTCACGGACATCGATATCGTTTCCGCTTGTGCCTTTCCAATTGCACGTCAGCGTCACTTCGGCAGGGCCGCCGACAGATGTCACCGGCAGATCGAAGTTCTCGTTGATCGCCGCCGAGATCGCCACGTTGATGGTGTTGAGATTATCAGCCGCACCGATGTTCACCGGCACATGCTGGCCCCCGATGTAGAGGTGGATGGTCCCGGCATCGTGTCCGCTTGCATCGACCGTCACCGTGATCTTGCCGGTCGCGGCAACCCCGGCCACGGGCTCCGCCATCGGAAGACCCCAAACTTCGTGCGAGGAATTGTTGCGGAAGAAAGCGGCAAACATATTCGCCAGTTGCGAACCCTGACCGAACTGCTTGTCGGCCTGCGCCTGCGACCCGATCGGGATCGCCACGTCGGGCGCGGCAACACCATCAGTGGTCATAGTGCCGACGAGTAGCGCTGGCTGGCGGATCGTCCAAAGACCGGCCATCGATGGATCGATCTCGACCCAGTAGAGCGGCAATTTCCAATCCGATGGAATGGTGGCAAAACTCACAGGCATGGTCGTGGCTCCTTATTTGCAGACCACGCCTCAAGCGCGGTTCGCGAACTGTCGGTTCGGTTCAGGTTGAGGGTTGGTCCGCACGTTCCGGCCGCACACGCTCCCGGCGCTGGTGATGCTCGGCTTGATCCTGCGACTGCGTCTCTTCCGGCGGCGTCAGCTTGTTCGCTGCTGCCTGCTCGCGCGGGTTTTTGCTTGGATCTGGCTCAACCCATTCGCCGCTTGCAGGCTCGGTCCGCACCGAGCCATCGGCGATGCGACGCTTGGTGAAGCTGTCGTTCGGCCATTCGACGCCCTGATCGAGCCTGTCCCGGAAGCGGGTGCCACTGGAGTGGCGCAGAACGGCGCGCAGGGCCTCGCTGGCGGCAAAGACCTTGATGGTCTTGGGCGGCCCATCGATTACGCGCAGACGCGCCTCGCGCGCCTCACGGATCGCTTTGCGCGGGTTCTCTGGCAGGCTGTTGTCGGCGTGGGGATGGTTCTTGGCGTCAGGCATGGCCTATTCCTTCGCTGTTGAGGCGGCTGGCGGACTCAGTGGTGATGGTGGTGGCGCGCAGCGCTGCGTCCGCTGGCTGGACAGCCCGCGCGTTTCGATCAGACGAAAATCGTCGGCTGTTTAGGGTTCGAACTCGATGACGTGAGTGACGCGCTGCACTTCGTCCGCTGGCGGGATGGTGCCATCGCTCGCAAGCATCGCGGTCTCCTCGTGCATCAAAAGGAAATCGTCGATGATGATCGGCGTGTAGTCGGCGCGATATCTCACCGACGCCTCGTATTGCAGTTCGCCGATGGGTGTCTCGTTGGTGGTGCCGGTGGTGCCGAAGCGATGCCGCCGCTGCCCTTTGGTGACACCTTCGATCCGCGTGTTGCCGGGATTGCCCACGCCGCCGGGATAGGCGCGGGTATCGATAAGGTTCATCAAATACGGATCACGCCACAGCGTGTTCATGATCGTCCAGAACGCCTGATCGAGCTTTTCCTCGCAGGCCTCCGGGTTGTTG